GTATAAGTGGTGCTTATATTACCGGAGACCTTGCATATATGGTAGATATGTCTTATTTTACAAAACATGAAGATATGGTTGAATGGATTGGCGAACCGTTTAAGTCTATGTATTCGGAATATCAGAGAGATACAACAAATAATCGTTGGCTTCCAATGCCGGATGAATATTGTGTCTGCTTCAAGGTAAATATTGATGACCACGAAGTACCTCTACCACCTTATATGAATTTGTTCAATTCATTAATTAATTTGGCAGACCTAGAAGATATTCAAGCAGTTGCTGATGAACAGCAGATTTATAAAATGATTACTGCTACTATTCCATTGATTAATGGTAGTGAAGACCCAGATAATTTTTCTGTAGACCCAAATACTGCAATCGACTATTATAACAAACTTGTAGAATCATTACCTGACTATATCACTGCTGCTATTACACCAATACCATTGGATGTACTTACTTTTGGTGATGACCAAGCAACTGATGTGAATAAGATTGAGAATGCAACCAAGACAGTATTTAATACTTCCGGTGGCGCTCAATTGCTGAACTCATCTTCCATCTCTGGTACAACTGCTTGGCAAGGAGCTATTAAATTTGATGAAAAATATGCTACTGCTTCTCTTCTACCTCAGACACAAGCTTATCTGAACAGATTCCTCGCATACCATGTGTCTAACCCAGCAAAAGTTAAAATGTTAGAAACCTCGCCATATACAAAGAGCATTTTGAAGAAAGAATTATTGGAAGGAGCAACTTACGGACTTCCTACCGCTTTAGCTGTCAATAATCTTAATGGATATAATGAATTGGAAACATTGAGTTTAAATTTCTTACAAAATGATGTTTTGGGTCTAACTGCTTCTTTTAAACCATTACAGTCTAGCCATACTACTTCTAACAATGGAAATGAAGGCGGTGGTCAGACCAAAGATATTGGTGGTGCTGACGGATTAAGTGATGACGGTGAAGCTAGTCAAGATAAGAGAGACAAGTCTAATGGTTAAGGAGTGATTGGATGAAATACAATTTTATAAAGACCACTGATGAGGTCACAAAAGAAAACCTTCTCAAAGAAGGGTTCAAACTAATTTCACAAGATGGGAGTGTCTATACATTTTTAAATGACCGCACTCTCACTTTTGAAGATAAAAACAACAAAATACAGTATAGCAATATGCTAACATTTTAACTCCTTTCTTTTCGAGGAGTTTTTATTTTTTGCAAAAATTCTTTGTTTAAACAGAGAAGTAATATATAGGCTTTCTCCAATGTAACGAATGATTGGGTATGTTCCAATCACATTGTTGAAAATTTGATTGGGCGTGGCGAAAGGTTACGCCCTACTTATACTAAGGAGGAAACTATGTCTTACAATAAAGAAACTGGTATGTATGAAGGTTATATATACAAGATTGTTAATGATGTAAATAGAAAAATTTACATTGGACAAACAAGAAGAGATGTTGATACTCGTTTTAAAGAACATTGTAAAGGTGCAAATATAACCAATAAAAAGAAAATTCAAGTTATAGATTATGCAATAAACAAATATGGAAAAGATAATTTCTCAATGGATGTTCTTAAATTTTTGTCTTGTGAAACAGAGCCTCAATTATTAAAAGAGTTAAAACAACATGAAATTTATTATATTGAAAAATACAATTCAAGAAATAATGAATTAGGTTATAACATTACAAAAGGTGGAGATTCGTGTGCATACTATCAAGAAAAAGCAGTTTGGCAATACTCTAAAGATGGTGAATTTATTAGAGAGTATAAATCGTTAAATGAAGCCGCTTTATATAATAATCTTAGCAAACAAGATATAAGCCATTGCTGTCATAAGACGAGAGGTGTATGTGTCGGTGGTTTTATGTGGTCATTTAAAGGAGAGTCATATAGGACTGATACATATATGAGGAATAGAAAAGTGTTCAAATATGATTTAGAAGGTAATTTAATTGAAATATATGATTGCATTAATGATATAACAGATAACAAAAAATTAAGACACAAAATAACAAATTGTTGTAGTGGCTATACATATAATATTGATGGTTTTGTATATAGATATATGAATGATGCTTTTAATAAATTTCAAGTATTACCTAAAAAACAAGGTGGACATACTATGCAAAAATGTCCTGTAATTCAATATGATTTGAATTGGAATATAATAAACAAATTTAATTCAATAAAAGAAGCTCATGAAATTACAAAAATAAACAAATGTGGCATAACAGATTGTTGTAAAAATAGACGAGAAAGCATCTTTAATTATCGGTTTCAATATGATTTGAAATAAAATTAAGAAAGGAGGAAGTATGAGTAAGAAGAAAAAAATTATGACTATTTCTGATTTATATAAATTTTGTATAAAAAATAATTTTTGTCATTTTAGCTCTGCAACAAATAACGAAGAGTTATGTGTTCAAATGCCGGCAGTTTTCGAAAAAGAAGAAAATGCGGATAAGGACAAAGAAGGTCTTACTCCTTTTGTAGCAAAAGCTTATCATGACCACATTAATCTTAATAAATCAGAAATCAAACCGGAAGTTTTAGAAAGTACTCTTCCATCAGCAATGCTACGCCCTATCTTAGCCAGTATCATTACTGACGAGGAAACTGGTGAAAAAGATTTTGGTGCTCACGATTTCGTATTCGAAGAAGACAAAGATGGAAACGAGAGAATCAGATATATTGAGCAACCAGTTGGTGTAATATTTGGAGACAATACCATTGAGTATGATGAAGATGATGGGGTTAATAGAGCTATTTTGCATGGTTACTTATACAATGAATATTGTCAAGATGCCGTGGACATTATGAACAGAAGAAAAACTGTAGATTGTAGCGTCGAATTATCAATTAGAGAAATGAGCTTTAATGCTGCTGATAAGGTTTTAACTTTGGATGATTTTTATGTATCTGGGTTAACTTTATTGGGTTCTAAAGTGCAACCTGGTATGAAAGGTAGTAAAGTAACCATTGAGGATTTCAATAAAACAAATAACAGTGTATTTTCTAATAATGAAAAGTTGATTGAACTTTTAGAAACGCTTAACAATACGCTTTCTAATTTCAATAAAGAAAAATTAGAGGAAGGAGGAAACGAGACAAACATGAATAAATTTGAAGAACTTTTAGCCAAGTATGGTAAGACCGCCGAAGACATCACGTTTGATTATACTGAGTTATCAGACGAGGAGCTTGAAGCGAAGTTTGAAGAATTATTTGGTGAAAATGTTGATGAAACAGATGATGTAGACACTTCAAATGAAGATGGTTCTGGTGACGAGCCTTCCGACAATGACGAAGGTGATGATATTGCTGATGCAAATGAAGAAGTAGAGGAAGAACCAACCGAAAATCTAACAGAAGAACAAACAGAACAGTTCGAAAAGATGGTACGCACATACGAGATTAGCCACGATGATATTCGTTATGCTCTTTACAATCTTTTGGGTGTATACGAATCCGCAGATAATGAGTGGTATTTTATTTCTGCTGTATATGATAGTCATTTTGTATATGAAAATTGGACTGGAGAAAAGATTTACGGACAAGCATATACAAAAGATGGCGATAATGTAGATTTTGATGGAGACAGATACACTCTACATAGAGAGTTATTAACTGATTCTGAGTATGCGGAACTTTGTTCTATGCGTTCTAACTACTCTTCTATTATGGCTGAGTTAAATACCTATAAGTCTGCCGAAGCTTATGCTGATAAGATGAGTGTATTTGAAGATGACGCTTATACTGACTATCTTGAAACTGAAGAATTTAAGGCACTAATGTCTGATGAAATTATTAATCAGTATTCTAAAGAAGAACTTGTAGAAAAGGCAGATGCTACACTTGGCAAGCTTGTTAAGAAAAACAAAACTTTCTCTTATACAGAGAAGCAGAACAAGACAAACAAAATCAATTTTGCTATTAAGGACACTTCTGATGAAGAAAAGAAAGCATATGGTACTTTGTTTGATTAATTAAATTAATTTGTGGAATAACCCACTACTATTACTTTGAGCATCCTAAACGATGCTCTTTTTATTTTAAAAAATTTTAAAGGA